TGATGAAACTGCTGATACCAACACGTATCGGTGTCTTGGTCGTTCAGCATGGACTTGGCTGCGAACTTCCATCGGACCAGATACTTATCCATTTAATCTCCTTGGTTTATGGGTGAGTGAAGCGCCCTGGTAGTCATTCGTCAACCGGGCCAGTCGACATAAATTAGGTCACTACCAATCCCCGAACGGATGGTGTCGCACATCCTTTGTTCGTATACTACACTGCGTCCCACGACACAATCGGGCACTCGAGCAATGTAGTAGTTCTGCTAGGGAGCAGGGTTGGTGATGCTAACCCCACCATCGCTTGGGCGTAGAGTCTTTTCGGTAGATGTAGACGCCGGCGATGAGAACACCTAGCACGTCAAGAAATATAGCCAACGTCAAACTCCTTGGGGGAATGGCGGACGGTATCCGCAGTTGGTGTAGAACCGGTCGAGCTTGTAGTCGGGTCGGAACTGAGCCACGACTCGAGCCATGGCACGGACACAGTCCGAGTTCTGAGCATGCCAAGCTTCGTACGTCGAGTTCTTTCGAGGGCCACCGATGGCAGCGAACTGCTCAGAGAGCTCGTGTTCGATTGCTGCGATTACTTCGTCTGACAACTGCTTCTCCTTTGATTAATGAATATAGGAATGAGAGAGGTCCCTTCTTTTATGTCGTTGCTGTCGCACGTGGTTTATAGACGACACAGAGAGAAGGGAATAGAACTCTGTCCTACCCAATATGAGGGGTAAGATTGTTAGACCGGGATGTGCGCCCAGATGGCGTAGTGATCTCCCACGGTCTTCTCGTAGTGCGTGCCGTCGTCCGCCAGCATGAAGAAGCGAACCAACCGGTTGGGGGTTTCCCCCAGAATCGGCTCGCCGTACTGGTTCGTCGGGGTGTTCTGGGTGATGACGAGATCCTTCACGACACCGAAGACCCACTTCTTGTTGTCGTAGGGCCCCACTGGCAACGCGATGCGCAGGTCGTTGACCAGATCAACAGGCCACACGGGGATGAACCCCAGGTCCCGCATCATGGTGGCGTCGGCTTCTTCGGTATCGTAGTTCAGAGTATCAAGCATGCTATTCTCCTATTAGTTGATATGCTGATTGGATGATTACATGAAGCAGGCCCACACAGGGGCCTTACGGTACTGTTTTAGGTCTCGCCAGTACCAGTTCGGTCGGTGTAATGAGACTTCTTGGATCACAAGCGTCATCATTAGAAAATACGGGCTGTTGTACATTTAGCCCAACTGACCAGGACTGCCAGGACTGACGCACTCGACGTGGTTGACTGCACGGCCGTCGGGGCCGATGGTGGGCTCGTTGAAGCAGTACGCCCGAGGACTGCAGGCGGAAAGCGCCATGATCATTGCGGCAACGAACAGCACGACGATGAGGGATACGGACTTACGCATGTTAGTTTCCTTCTTTCCTGTAGTACGGGTTTCGTAGTAGATGGACAAGCCAAATATACTCCCAAAGAAGGAGCCGATGGCCAAAGCGATGAAGCTGTTCTTGGTCATGACGAAACCAAGAATGAAGAAGACTGCACCGACAAACCAGCCAAGGATGACTGGCGCCATGAACGGATCTTTTTTACTCATGGAATCGACTCTCCCAAAGGAAGGTGTTGTTGTTGAAGATGGCGATGATTTCGCCTTGGTCAGAGAAGACGCAGTGCTCAGAGAGCCAGACGTCAAGTTCATGAGGGCTCAGGTCACGATTGAACGGGTCGAACAAAGCGCCGGCGACCATTGAGGCTGCACCACTAGGCAACCGGTTGAACAAGTACTGCCCTGTACGTTGGTCGCTAAGTTTGGCGCCACGGACGATGTTGTCAACAACAAGCGGATAGTTCATACAGTAATCTCTTTTCTGTGAATGGGAATATAGAATAGAAAGAGAAGCTTTTGGTACCCAGAGCTTCACAACTGGAGAACCCACCTAAGGTGGACTGGTATTGAAGAAAGGGGGAGTTTTGACTTCCTGGATCTCCCAAACCAGGGCGCAAACATCGCGTCACTGCACTTTCTTGTAGTTCGGGCATCAGAGGTATAGGCCCGGTGTCTTAGTCCATCCCCACCCAAAGTTTGGGTACTAAGTCACAATACTGCACAAACAAGCATAAGGTTTCACCCTAACATAACAGATTCCTGTATGGGCTTAATGCCGTGCGATTTTGTCCTCTTAAATATAAGAGAACATAAACCACCGGTACAGTACGGAAACCGGTTTGCTGCAATTGTTAGGTTAAGGCTTTCTGCATTACAGGATCGTGTTTGATGTACATCAGAGGTGGCAATCACTCCACACAAACACTTAACCACTCACGCTTCCTAACCCACCTTCAGTGGGGGACTACACGTGGCGCACGGGTTTTATCTCCTGCACGTAGTGCTACGCTACCCTACAAATTTCCCCAAAAGGTTATCGGGGCCGAGTACTGTCGGTATGCTCGGAGTTAATATCATAAAGCAAAAGCGTCATTCTACTTCTCCTTGTACTAGACGGTGACGTACTGCTAGCTGGCCTCAATCAGGCCGCGGTCCTCCAGATCCTCCTCGGAGAGACCGAAGTTGCTGAAATCCGGCTCGAAGTCCGAAGCCTCGATGAGCTCCTCGAAGGCGTCGGTGGTCTGGTCCTGCTCCACCAGCGTCATGAGCTGCTCCATGTTCGGGCCGGTACGGCGGGCACGGTCGGCCTTCTCACCCTTCGCCCGGCGCAGCGCCTCACGGATGAGGTCGATGGCCATCTGGTGGGTGAAGCCGTGGTGGTCGTTGCCGGTGGGAATGGCGCCGACGTTGTGCCAGTCACGCATGACACCACGCAGCCGCTCGAGAGCCGCCACCTGCTGGACCGTCTTGGGCTCCCGGGAACCGTTGGTGACGGAACCCTCGATGCAGAGGAGATGGGTGACTTCGCCGTTGACGACGTTGTGACCCACCTGCTGCCAGGAGCTCTTGCCCCACCGACCGGCCTCGACACGCTTGAGGGCGACCTGCAGGACCTTGACTTCGGTGCTTGCCTTGGACATATCGCACTTCCTTTCGTTGAGGTTGGATGAAAAAGAGAAAACTAAGAACGAGTTATCGTTCTAGTGTTCATTATAATGCATGTAAAACTTGCGAATTACTCACACTCGCCGACGAGCAAACAACCGGCGAATATCGGAGTGATCCTTACTGATCGACTTAAGGACGTCCGTCTGCTCTTTGATCGCTGCAGCTACAGCTAGGGTTGCTTGGGTCTGCGCGGTAGCAATGAGAAGGTCGGCGTCGATGGTTGACATCTCAGGCTTTATAGCTTCTAAAGCCTTTTGTGTATTTTGTACCCGTTGGCTGTACCCGTGGTCAGACACTACTTCTTCTCCCGGTTATCGATCCAGGTCCAGGCGCCATCTAGAAAGCGATCCAGCTGAGAATATACCCAGTTGGCGCCGTCTTCAAAGGTAACGAGTGCGGCTTTAAGCATTCGCATTTAGACCAACTTTCCGCAGTTTCGAAGGTCACGAGCTTCTTTGCCTTCGAACACGATTTCTCCACCGGGAGAGAAAACTAGGTCGTTGTTTACCGAAAAGTTCCCCGTGGCGATTTTTGCCCCGTCCTTTGTCCAACTCACGATGGTCCCATCGAATTTCTGAGAAAGAGCAGAGCTTTTTCGCCAACGTATAGGCCAAAGGCTAGCGAAACAATGGCGGACACGATAATGCTTTCGGAGAACAAAGAGCACAGGCCAAATGAAACCAGCCAGGCAATTCCTCCAAATATAAGAACAAAGACGGTGGCTATACGATCGCCGGGGTATTCTAGTTCATCGGTCACAAATATAAAGCCTTTCGTTGTTGGGAGCTTGGAGACTGAAGGACACACAGAAAGGCGGGTGGGGGGAGGACCCTCCTGTGTGCCCATCGGAGCTGCCGGAGATTTCTCCCCGACAACCCCAAGCTCAACTGAGAACCAACGTATAGGGCACGTTGATCTCCAGATCGTTCTTGGTGAAGGCGTATGCGTCCTCCACCGTCTTGAGCCGCTTCGACCCTGGTGCCGGGGCGAGGAACTGCCCCATGACGTCGTCACGGATGCGCTTCATCAGCGACAGCGAAAGCATGCCATCGTTGTTGAAGACGAACTTCCCAATGGCACAGGTGAAGATCTTGGTCACAGGTCACCGCCGGCAACGTCCGGGATGGTGTTGACTTCCAAGAACACATCCTCAACAGGAGGAAGGTCCTCAGCCTCGACCAAATATGACACAGAAGCCTCCACGTCAGTAGTCGACTCCGCATCCTCCGTGGCTGCGAAGTAGGAAGACCACGTAGGAGTCATCGGCTTGAACTGGGACTCGAAGCTGGTGGGGGAGTAGTAGCGCAGGCGATCGCCCATGCGAGTAACCCAGCCGCCAACGACGGCGTGGTAGCCCGTCTGGACAACGCGACGATCGAGGACGATCTGCCGGCCGTCAGCCTTGGTCTTGATCTCCGTACCGATCAGAGCACAGACCTCTTCGAGGTTTTCATCCGTGATCTGAAACGCTTCGATCTTGAATGGCGTACGAACAAACTCGGTGTATTCCATTATTCAATGTATCCTTTTCTGGTTGTTGGTAAGAATGAGACTAGTCAGTAACAGCATCTTGGACGGCATACTTGCGCTCAAGCTCGTCCTCTTCAATCGTGACAAAGAGCGTCTTCAAATATGCCTTGATGCCACCGTTACCCTGCACCTCCCATTTGTAGGGACGGACAACAAGGTCAACCTTGAGAATATCGACTGCGTCAAGCAGATCGACAAGATCCTCAGTGATGTGAGTACGGACCCCATTGGCAATCATAGTGATGCGAGGCGGTCGATTCTCAAAGCTCACAGAGACAGAGAGGAACGGCGTTGGAATATCGCCCTCCTCACGAGGCTTAGTGTACTTGACGTTCCAACCGTCAGCCTCAAGCTGAACGGCAACGTCGTCCGGAAGAACTACGGCGAAGTTACGCTTACCCTCGTCGTTGAACATCCCTTTCTTACCTGCGAAGTTTCGGAACATGATCCGAGCATCTTCGATTACGATAGTACCATCGGCGCTAGCCATTTAACACTCCTATTTTTCTGATTTGTAATACACAAAAACTAAAAGCTACGCATCTGAAAAATATAAATCTAAACCGATGGCAGTTTACGGCAAAAGATGTACGAGAAGTACCTGTCTGGTGGGGCGGGGACATTTGCTAGATTGGAATTCTAACGGGTCTTCTCAATACAATCCATGTAATTCTTGCGAGCTATGAGACGAAGCTTTCAAAGTTGACGTAATAGTCAATAGCTTCAAATGCTGCTTGTCGAAGTGCTTCGAAATATGATTCATCGATGACAAGCGTCTTGTCCTCTGCTTCCATTCTACGGGCCGCTATCTCCCGCTCAATCCAATGGAAACCCTTGGTGCCAGTGACGGCAAAGAACCGATCGTCTTTAACTCTATACAACACCCCGCCATTATCAACAACGGGAACGAAACTTCCAGTACGACCAACATGCACAAGCTTCTCCAGAGTTGGCTCTTCCTCACCAGAGAAGTCCAAATACATGCTACCCTGGGTAACACTCTTGGTTTCACACAAGTCGCCAAACTCAATCGGCTCGTGTGTAAAGAGTGTCTTGAACACGTAAGGCTTCTGGAACTGAGCCCCGACAGCTGTCCACTTACCCTTTTCACGGGCAACATAGACGGCATCATTGATCAGACAGAACTTGTCGTACGTACCCTCATGTTCGAAGTCGTACCCATACTGCTTACCAAACTCAACAACAAAGTCGATGATCTCCGGCGTGGCTTCAGGAATCTTGATCGAGTCGGTCTTAATATGCGCAACCGTGAATCCCTTTTCTTGGACGGCATGCTTAAGATCAATCATGAATAGTGCGCCACGTTTGGCCACAATGTTATCTACGTTTCGGTGATCTCGGAAGGCGTTATCGAACTTGGCTGAGGTGAGCCCATAGACGATGTTGATGACAATTTTGAGAGCGTATGCAAGAGCTTCAGAATCCTTGCCGTCCTTATTGCCGCCATCAAGAAACTTTCCGAGTTTACCACCAAGCAGAAGTTTGGCTTCTTTGAAGTCCTTATGCTTAATTGCCATACGTGCTCGCTTAAGCTCACTGAACTTCTCGGTGTATGGGCCAAAGAGGTTGAGCTCCTCAATGGATGTTGGATGCATAGACGCAACGTCGAGAAGGGCAACGTTCTCATAAAATCCAGGTTCTGCGTAGACGTATCCACCTTCACCAGTAATCTCCCCACGATAGGTGCTCTCCTTTCCGTCGAATTTATACCCCTTGAACTCTTTGCTCAAGTCGGTGTACTCAAACTTCTGTTGGGGGTTCTTATCAGACCCAAATATAATTTGCATAGTATGCCGCTGGGTCGTATCGTTGACACTAAGGCCTGACAAGTCGGCGAGAATCTGTCGAGCGACAAAGTCTTGCTTCCTAGAAGTAAACACTGCTTGTGTAGCAATCACGTCATTACAGCAGTAGTCGACCACCTGTGGCCAACGATCTTCAGGAACAGGCTCGCCCCAAGGAAGGTCAAGCTCCATGTGGTGCACACCAAGCTCAATCTCAAACTTCTTCAAGCTTTGCTTCTTTGAGCTGAAGTCGTAAATATCGGTGTACGAAAGATTGTATGCTTCACCAAACAGAGCACTACGGACGTCGCCAATGATCTTAGAGCTGAGTTGGTAAACCTCTTCGAGACTCCACCCAAGCCATCGTGCATACAGAATATGATTGTCGTATCGACGGTTGTTGAACCCGACAAGCTTGGTCTTAAGTAAAGGCTCTAACTCTTGGGAAGTCGGATTAATCATGGTGACTACGTCATCGGAATCTTCAAACTTCCAACACACAACAAGCAGGTTCGGGTAAACTTCAATGTCGAAGAACACCAAAGGCAGATCATCAAAGTCGGAATCAGATATAACTGGCGCTGCTTCTTTGCCGACGAACTTCATCTTTTGGACCGTCTTCAAACAAGTAGTCGCCTGGTTAGTGCTTTGCGCAGCGAACTTAATGACCGTGTCTCGAAGATCACGAACGTCATAAGTAAGCCCATCGTCATAAGCTTCATCTAGAATAGTAGCAATGAAGTCAACTGAGGGCTTTGTCCCAGCATGAAACTCCTTGGCAAGGTTTCGAGCAATCATCTCTCGAAGACCCTTTTCGCTGCTTATAGTTTTGGTATCAAGCACTCGTTTCTCCTTCTTCGGCAAACCATCATGGATGGTAGCTACCTCTAAGTTATTACATCTGGTTAGCTTACGCCGAAGACTACTTTCTCCGAGCAACGTTTTTATTTCTACGCCAACATCAAACTGATTAGAAAGCTCATGTACATCGCCATCGTAAATATAATGTAGATGTAAGCCTTTACCACTTTGACTCAGCTCGGTATACGTCGGAGGCCATGAAGAAGCGTCAGCAATGTTACGCTCAAGATCCTTTTCACCATCTTCGTCTGGATTGTCAAAGTCTATAACAATATGGTTTTCAGGAACTTGCACCCAATGAAGTTTACTTGTATCGATGTCCGACAACTTAGTCTTTACGTTAGCCCACTTACTCTTTGGGCCACCAGCGTCATTAGCATACTGTGCCGGTGCGTTAGGGTATAACGTGTCAAATATAGACGGACCCTCTACTAATTCTAGAGAATAGCCCACGTCTGGTAAGAACTCCTTTGTCTCTTGCGTTAAGCCCTTGAAGCCCTTATAGTAGCTCCGCATACTAACGCCATCGATTTCGATACGATCTTTGAACTCCTTAAAGTAGTTTTGAAGTTCGCTCCGAACTTTGTACTGCGGGAGAATCCTGTCAATTCCAGTATCTGCACAGAACTCTTTGTACAACCCGTAGGCTCGCTTAAGGCTTACGCCATCCTCAGCGCTAAATATGTCATAGTGCGCTTCAACAAAGTTATAGAACACGTCCGTTTGTAGCATCATCTCGAGAGGTTTGTAACTACTGTAGTAGTTCTTACCCATCTTCTTGTAAATATCGAGACACTTCTTAGCTATGGCGCCGTGTTCAAACCCTATTTGGCTCAGTAGAATATGGTAACGCTCTGAGTCAATCTTAACACCTGTCGGATGCACATCAATGAGGCGACGAATGATGCCCGACTTTGCATCTGAAATCTTGACTGGCTGGTTCGTGCCCATAAACAGAAAAGCATTAACCCGTGCTGAGTATGACGGTCTGTATTTTTCGTTCATAGTCATGTCTTCATGTGACACAATAGAATTGAGCTTGGTATTGTCGTCAATCTTAGACAAGTCACCATCGTGTTGAATCGCAACGAGAGGGTTGCCCTTGAAGACTTCCGTAGCAAACGCATTATTGGCGCTACCGAGAGCCTTGGCGTCAAACGTCGTAACGTATCCCTCAAAGAGATCCTGAATGATGTTTAGGACAGTTGACTTCCCACTGCCGGCAGGCCCATAGAAGACAAGAAACTTCTGAATGGTTTTCGAATCCCCAGAAGCAACAGCTCCGATGGCCCACTCAATTTTGGCTCGTTCATCGTCAGAATATAGCGTACCAACTAATTCGTCCCAAGCATCAGTAGGCCCATCATTGAGAGAATATGATAGTCTACGACTTGCGTAATCGTTCTTTTTAACAGGTGTGTCTGCAAACACAAGCTTAGTATCAAGCTCATGGTATGAGTCACTAATGTTTTGCATGAAGTTTCTGAATGTGCTCCACACCTTTGTGTTGAACGACTTTAAGTTCATTACCTTGTAATGATACTCTGGGTTGTCGTCCGCAAACTTGTGCAAATCGGTATCGACTAGGCGGACAACATCATACTCATCCGTAGACCAAAGCCCAAGCTCATCATTCCAAACTGCATAGAATGAACGGCCTCGAACCATGAGGTCTTTAGATTGTTTGACCAAAAAGTCCGGGTATAGTAGTAGACCTTCTTTTGTTTCTTTAACGCTTATCTTGTAAAAGTCCACTCATTCCTCCCTTCAGTAGATGTTTTGGTCAATAAGGTACTCGCAAAATTGGTACCAAACTTCAACGCTTCTCTGGTCATTGTTTGACTCGCTAAGAGGAAATAGACCACCATGACCAAGATCATTATAATTCCTCCGTATAAAGGTGTTTAAGGCAGGACGAATTCTATACTTCATCCTTGCATACTCAGAGTCTGAAATTTCGGACAGGCCAAGATTGTCTATAAATATCCAGAACCAATCTTTAGATTTGACCGCTGTATTGAATGCTGCTCTATCGGCAAAAGCTACTAACATTTCTAAAACAGAACAATCTAAATATAACCAGGCTTCTAATTCATCCTCAGAGTACGGTATCCGTATTGTGTTTAGGAATGTGTGACGTAACTCTTTACCGTCTGCTGCCCTATTGTCATCACCTACTAGCATCGATGTGAATTCGGTTCTATGCATCGCATACAGTAGGGAATCGTAACTTGTAGAAGGAGTTCGTCCTCTACGTTTAGACACCTTTGAAACGAGCCAGTTGAAATATAAATCTTCGATTGGCTCGTCCGTGTTCATTCGTCGCTTCTAAACTTATAGTCCGAATGCTTAAGTTCATCGGTGGCAAGCTCTTCCTCTGCTCGCAAACCAAGAAGCTCCGACTCATAACTGCCTTCAACTCGCAGGACTTCATACTCGGCTTGGAGGCTTTCGTTACGAATATAAACCACGCCGGCCGAGTTAGTCCCATGCCCAAACTTTAGCTCGCCAACAACGGAATCAAACGGGTAAACCGGAACATCCGACTCGTCCGTGAGTATGTTGTCTTCGGTGTAATAGGTAAGCGTTGACTGAGTATACCCACGCTCATCATTGAGGAACTCATCTTCATGCAGGACGTACGGCGCAGTACTAGAACGAGAAGCCATTTCGGCTTCCATGTCCCAGTTACCACCGAGGCTTGAAAAGACACTTTTAACGGCAGGCTCGTCGTCATCGTCAGCGTCTTCTTTAGCGTCCATCTCTTCATTGTATGAAAGCTCATCCGGCTCTTCAGGGACATTTGGATCAGGCATTTCAATCGTAGGCGTAATCAGTGCCTCGTACACGTCCGCATCCATTACCACTCCCGGAATATCATTAGAAGTTTCCTCGACCAAAGTGTCGTCCCAAGGAAACTCCATCTGCGGGTCGAACTCGTATACAACTTCGGCCTGCGCCTTTCGCTTATGGGTGTAAATGATCCCAAGGCTAGCGCCGGCAGCGAAGGATGAAACGTTTAGAATCACCCTTGCTACCTTTGCCGGACTGCTGAACATAGTTGACAGACTCATCATTCTCCTTAGATCTTATCGTAGATGACGCCATCAACATTAAAGTCCAACATAACACACTGCTCATTACCAAGCATGAATTCAACATTCTCAGTCAGTGTGTACAGACCGAAGTCAATGTGCCCATCTCCATCACCATTAAGTAACCACCCAACAACGCAACCTTCCTTAGTACGAGGGAATCCTAGAGCCTCATATGCGTCATTCAGAAGGACATGCTTATCAGCGTAAAGCTTCTTGTTGAGAAGCGTCTGCTGCATCTCGAGGAACATCCGGTTGTACTCAGGAACATCTTGGAATCGAGGGTTGTTCGGGGCAAAGATGCGAGAATATGGAGAACCACCACCCTCCCCAATAGCAAGCACGGTTTCCTTCTTACCATCTTTCTTAATCGTCTGAGCTTCCACATTCTGGTACAGATGAAGCTCTCGCTCCTCGCCAACTTCCTGGCGGACACGCTCACGATACTCATCATATGCAGTGACCACAGTAGCGTATGCCGCCGCTAGGGCAGCGTTACGCCGAGACAGTGCAACATGTGAGCCCGTGAGGGCACCGATAGAGACGCTACCAACTAGGATCGCCGGACCGTACAACTTGGTAATGGCCATTGCGCCACGTACCCAGACAAGCGTAAGATCTCGATTGAACGACGTTTCTGCTTCGTCAAGATCAAGATCCTCAGTCTGAGCTTTCATGAGATGGAACGCCTTGAGCTCTTCGACCTCTGCACGAATCTCGTCCAGAATATCGCTGAGCTTCAGCGTTGCTCGACAGGCTAAGACGGTTGAGCCAACCATTCCGGCAACGCCACCCACAAAGAATATGTTTGGGGAGTTCTTCTTAGCCAAGAGAAGACCTCGGGCAGCTTTTTGTGTAACTTTTACTGGTACTAAACTCATGTTTCTCCTTAGAGTCTTCCTTCGGCTTTGAACTTCAGGTAGATTGCGGTAACCTGAGATTCTGACATTTTATCAACTTTATCCGACCACGACATCGATGAATAGACTTTACGAATAGCTTCACGCTTCTTCATATCGTCGGACATTGTAAATATAACTCCCTTTAGACTAGAGATTCTGGGTCAGGTAGATCCAGGATGAACCCTTCACGGACTTGCCGAACACTAGCATATGCAAGCGAGGTCCAGCCCCACTCGTTGTCAACATACGTATGATTAAACCCGATCAGATCATACAAATCTGCAACCGAGACCTTACCATACTTCTCAAGCGCAGCGCCCATGGTTTCAAGAACATCGACTGCCTCCTCATTAGATGCAAGGATGATGTCTTCTGCTGCACGCCGACGCTTAACCGACGTTACCGGGCGAGACTGCCCAGAATATGGACGAGTCCCTCGCTGCACGGGGTTGTTATACTGGAAGTTACCACGGTTTTGCTGGCTTGGTCGTGGGCGACCGTTCTGCCGCTCACCGTAGATCATTCGTTCAATTCCCTGCGTGGTTGAGTCTACAATCAGGTTACGCAAGGCTGGTAGCAGAACTTCGTTACCAATATAACGGGCGACGCCAGAAAGCTCTCCGCCAATGAACGACGTCTTTAGCCGATGAAGCATTGGAGGCTTCCGCTTGACGACTTCACCAGAGACAACCTTCTTCAACTTCTCTTTTGGTTCCCCAACGGGAGGTGCTGCTTTTTTAGCGGCTTTCTTTTGCACCTTCGGGTTTGTATTCTCATGGCTATTACCCGGGAGAGTATCCATTCCGTATCCTTTACTTGGTAAACGTTTTGCTTAGGAAAGCGGCAACCGCTTCGATCTTAGCTTCCGTATGGTTTGCTGTCATGTCGGCTACGAAAGAGGAAAGCCCCCACCGTCCAGCAGTAATGAGCACCTTGTCAACCTTCGTTTCAGGTTTAGTGTTATTATCGACAATGGCTTTAACAATCTCAGATACGCCGACGGCGACAACAGCGCCAGTGACTACTTTAGTTACGGTAACAGCTATGCTCATACTAAGCCTCCTTAGCGGGCTCTGCAGGGGGAGTTACGGCCGGAGGAGTACTTCCAGTCGTAGCGGCAATGTACTTGGCCTGAATATCTTCCTTCTTAACCGAACCGACAACGTCCGCCGGCAGAATGGCCTCGATGAACTGGTAGGCCTTCTCAGTATCCGTAGCAAACTCCATGAAAAGAATATCGTAAGCAGGAGAGCCCTCGAACTCAGAACGAATCTCATCAGACTTCATGAAGCTCTTACCATCTTCGGACTTACGACCGTAAGACAGCATAAGAAGCTTCTTGAACTCGACAAGCATAGCGGCAACATTCTTGGCGTTAACGATACGCTGCATGTAATCGCCGAAGCTTCCGCCTGGACCAGTGAGTTCCATCTCGGTGATCTCAGCCTTAGACAGGTTGAAATAGAAGTCTTCAGTGATTTCTACACCGTTGAAGTTCGTGTACGTAATGGGACGCTTAAGCATTATTAGTTTCCTTACTGTGTCTGTTTTAATGAGGCAAAGAAGAAAGTCCATGCTTTTGAGGGCACGGACTTCCTTCCGGGGTGGAACGGTGATCTACCGCTTCGCCTTGGCGGCGGGCGGGACCTTCTGGACGGCCTCCACGGCCTCCTCCACGGCGACGTCCTTCTCGGCCTTGGCCTCGCGGCGCTGGGCCGGGAACGCGGAGATCTTGTCTTTCGCGGCGGACATGCCGACGGTCCGGACGAAGCCGGTGATGGCGCTGATGGCGCTACCGGCGACGAGCGTGCCGACGTGCAGGGACGGGGCGGGGGTGCTGGTCTCCACGACCTCGAGCTCGGCGCTGCTGGGCGGCAGGTCGGTCGGGACGGGGGTGGGGGTGGGGGTGGTGTCTTCCATCGGTACCTTCTTTCGTAGGTGAATGGTGGATGGGTTCCATTAAAGGCCATGTAAAACTTGCGAATTTAAAGCAGTTTTGAGTAGTTATACTCGAAGGATATGCATGGTTTACCACCAGGGGCCATAACGGGGGAGTACTTGATTTCTAGCTTCTTAGCCGAATCCCAGCCAGTTTCGTCAGACATAGACGTATGCGGAAGACCCACAATATCATAGAAGTCGCTTAACGTTGCGTACATCTCGTTGTGGATCTGTGAGTTTATGTCGTTTTCCGCCCGACGAATCGTCTCCATATCGCTGAGAAAATATCGCCCAGTAAAATGCTCACGGAATAGCACATTACCCGGCTCCGCCAGAACAAGCACCGAATCGTTTGGCGGGTTTCGATTAACACCATCTTGCGCGATCTCATCGTGAATACGCTGCTCTTTCTTTGCCCCGATCGTTTCTTCGACTTTTTCCCTATACTCCGTAAATGCTTTATCGGTAAGAGAGTAGACGGACGCAATAGCTGCAGTCCTACGTGTGCCAATCGTTGTACCGGCAATAATGCTCGTAACCGTTACTCCGGCGGAAAGCCCGGCTGGAATATAAAACTTCCAAACCAACTGGACCTTTTCTTTGGTGTTTAGATCTTCCGTTCGTTCAGCACGAGCTATAATCTTAGCCGCTCGAAAGGAAGCCTTTCCACTCAAATATGCCGTGGTTAATGTGCCAGACACTCCAACTGCAGCTAGAATTGCTGGCGAATTATCATGGATAACTCGAAGCGCCTGGCTTTTGATCTTTAATGCTGATCTGGTTAATTCATTCATTTACGTCGTACTCCTTTGGTTAAAGCCGATAAACACAAAGCAAATATAAAAGCAAGAGCCACCCCCGTGACCCCTAGTAGCAAATTCATTAACGCCTGCGCATCTCACGGACAAAGACCCAGATGAGCCAGAGCCCGCAAGTGAAGACGGTCATGATGCAGTCCCACAGAAAGTTGAAAAAGCCGTAGCCGCGGTATGCCATTTTATTCTCCTTAGTCTAATAGAAAAATGACAACACATGGGTAATGTGTTGGTTACTTCCGACGTAGAGACTAATCGTTAATCCATTAGTATTCGGTAGAGGGGGTTCGTCCATCTCTACATCTCATTAAAGCCCAAGTTTTTCGTGCGGAGACAAAACAAAAATGAGAGTCCAGGGTTCACAGCCCATCGAAAACTGTGATTAGGTACTAGCTGTACCACCGAGTAGGTATGGATAACGTCCATACGCCTTGCGTGTCTTACTCTCTCTCATCTTACCCCAAGTTTTTTTCGCGACAAAAGAGAGAGCCCATGGCAGAGCAGTCAACTTCATCTTATACGCAGTAAGTTGCCTTTGGCGTTGTAGAATATACATTGACTGCTCTATCACGAGCTCTCTCAGTCGGACCGATGTACTATCGGTTCTTGCGGTTGCGACGGCGGATCGCTCGGCGCTCATCGATCAGCTCTTTCGTCGAGACGACGGGGTAGAGCCAATTGGCGATGGTGCTGAGGATATCTTCGAGCATTTGCTTCTCCTTTGGTAGGGTCCATTATACCCTATGTAATCTATGCGAGGACTATTTACTTCTTAACTACTTCGATGATCACTTTACGAAGAGTGTCAGCTCCAACATAGCAAACCACTCCAAATATAACTTTCTTTACAACGCTCTCAACTTCAACGCTGCAGATTGCTGCCTTTTCGGCAAACGATAACTCACTAGCAAGATCGTCGCTTTCGAGTTCGGCCGGTTTAGCTAGTTTGACTTGCAGAGTTCGCTTCATAAAGACTCCTTTGGTAAATATAACTAAGGCAAGGAAAGAAGTCCTTGTTGCGTGGACTTCCCTCCCTGAATCTGTCCGAAGGACGAGTGTTACTTCTTGGGGGTGACCATGTCGACGATGACGGCGGTGGCCCGGAACGCGTACCGGAACGTCGCGGCGGCGAACCTCGCCGTGATGGCGGCGAGGAACGCGAGGACGACGAGCAGGAACGCGAGGGACGGGTTCTGCGACGAGACGTGGGACTGGGTTTCCATGGGTATTACTCTCCTTTGTAGGGTTCATCATACGCCATGTTTTTCGTGCGATTTTGAATTGTTTACCCGACATTTACCCCCGGGAATTTTCGGGAATCAAAAAAATATAACGCATGTAAAGAAGGCAAGACATGTACGCCATGTAGATCTTGTGGGATTTACATGACGTACACGCCTTGAGCCTTCCGAGGATCAGTCGGGCTTGGGACGGATGATCTGCTTCACCGCTTGCGATGCGAGGACGTTTCCTCGTTCGAAACCGACGATGATCACGATTCCCGCGAGGTTCCCCAACACGAGGGCCAACGTGTCCAGGCTGAGTGGGCTGCGGCGAGAGTTCGCCTTGAGCGCACTGAGCGTGTTCAAGTGGGCCACGAGGTTGGTGTACTCGGGGTCTTCGGGACCAACACGGTTCATCTCGATGAGGACCTGTGTGATCACATCATCAAGCGATGGGTGCTTGTTTCGTTTGAGCTGCAACGGTATCCTTTCGGTAGGGTTCATTATAGCCCAAGTAATCCTTGCGGTTACTTAACCGTTGACTGGCTTATTAACAACCTTAAACAGGATCTGATCCCTATTGGCAAAGCTCTCTGCATTATTGAGTTCTAACGAGTACTTTGCCACGCCACCAGGGTCTGTATGAAATACCATGTTTCCATCATACTTAGCCTCACTAGCGTTATAGCCCTTGGTAGACAACCCAAGAATCGAACCAAGAAACACGTTAATTACGGCGATGCTACCAACAACCTGCTCGGCGGCGGGAAGCCCCCAAATGGTCGACAGCGAGAAATATAAAGCTGAAATCGCAGGCAGAAGAATCAGCGAAACAAACTTTAGCTTGTCGTAAATGTGGTTCTTTATAAATATGTTACTCATTGTAGCTCCTCTACGCTTCTTTTGCAGAAAGTGTTGGTATACCAAACTCTCCGTTTTCGTCTTCAGACTCGGCAAACTCTATTACTCGCATCTCGTCTGAAATATCGTAATCTCCATCAACCCAAACGGTATCACCAATATCATAGTCTATTCTGTAATGACTTTTTGCCGATAATGACAAAGTAGCCTCAAGAATGGTCTTTTGTTTATGACGGCGAATAGTTCGATTTGCCCGGGTTTCTAGTTGAGAATCTAGCGCCTGGTTAAGCCTTTGATACACCCAAGCGACAGCTGGGTCATGTGGGTTTGTTGTTATGTCTGAGGCATCGATAAACATAACCTTCTTATCCCAACCACTAGATGTAGTATCCCGATCTACATACTTACCTTTAAACTTGTTGGTAATGTATGCTGCGTTTTTCTTTCGTTTACTTGACTTAAAATAGCGAGCATTCATTATCTCACCTTCGGCCCAAGAAAACCGAACATCACTTGTGAGGTCTTCCCCTTGGTGTATAATGAACTTTATATTGTCGCTAGTTGTCGACGGACGAACAACTTTAATGCCCGCATTAATTTCGTCTAACAATTCTAAAACGACTGCATACAAATCTCCACGTGGGACATCTCGGTCTTTTTGTGGTCCTTTGTCTGTTAGTTGATTAGACACAATAACATTGTCTAGCACTAATTCTGATCGAAGCGCTGGGACATACCCAGATTCAATTTGCTGTCTTATAACTTCTATAATTACATCACCAGCATTTGAATCTTTAAACAAATAAGGCCAAGACGAACCATCGTATAGCCAATATGGTTGATCTCCTAAAGCCCACGGTGCTCCATATTGACCTAGATATGGGTCAGTTGCAACTCGTTGACTAAGAAAAGTTTCTGCACTACTACCCGTGACCACTAAAGTTGGCGCTTGACCTTTTGTCGCGGTGATTTCATGGTTTTCAACTATCATTACCGTTTTTGTATCGGCGTGTGAAATAAGTGCATCTATTGGTAATAGATCATTCATTATCTTTTTTGTTGGGGAACAAACTAGTTTAAACACGCCGGAATCACGATAACGCTCAACCCATAATTTACTAATTACATCATTGATTAACTCGCCCTGCTCAAACGTTGTGTCAGTGGGGATAAGTCTAAAGAGATCCAACTTATATCCCCCAAAAATGATGTCTATAGTTTATATGATCAATAGTTATATCGTCCGGATTCCAAGCGTCCCCAGGGGCCACGTCGGCTCCAGCAAATCTAAAATATAGTTTAGTAGTTCCTGGGAACATTGTGGGCCATATAGAGTTTTTTCGTATCTTATCAGTAATATGCTTACGAGTAGCTCCTCGATCAAAATATAAATACTTATTGTTTGAAACACTAGAGAAGTAAATCACATCATTAGCCCGAAACTGCTTATCAATGATGAAGGGTGCAGAAAGATCATTTGACGAAGACCCACCATACCGAGTATAGATTCGAAATGGCGTATCATACTGGTCGACAATGGTAAACTTCATCATAAAACCGTGCGGAGCAGTAGATATGCTATCCGTGATCGTTAAATCAGGAGAGACCCATCCCTCAGTAATAGAAACCAAAGTACTACCTTGTATGAATGGGTATGGGCACAAGATAGTAATTGAAACTTCAGTTTCGTCAGAAAACAATGAAGATTCTAACTTGGTAATGAACCCTTGAATATACGCCTGCGAAACCCCGCCTAACATAAACCTAAGCTCAACCATACCGGATCGAGAATATGCAATCATCCGGTATAATTGTGCACGTAGGCTAGATGGTGTTTCACTAGACGCCCACTGTGGGTTTAACTTTATCCGAAGAGCAATCTCTCGCGGTTTTAGGGCCATGTTACGGAAAGTATCGCCAACCCCATTTGGGTTACTATAACCACCGTAAACCTGCGGAACAACGCCAGCAACATCTAATCCAAGAGCCTGCCGTAGAATATAACTTTCAGTAGGATCAGCTTGATTTAAACTAAGTGTAGCAAACTGTGTTGCCGCTAAAGTAGACTCAGCAGCAGTCCAAAGCTGAATAGCGTCTATCATAGTAGTTTCAACTCCTCTTTAGCGAAAGCAATCTGCGTGTTAGTCTGCCTATAAATATCAAACGGCGACAACTCCGTAGGTGCATTGATGGTCTGCTCAAACTTGATTTCTGTTGGACCTCGAGCCGCCGACAAAGCATCTATGTTAGCGGCTGAAATGTTAGCTTCATCAGAGATAACTCTGGCTTGGCCTAACGAAATATCCGCACTAAGAGACGCTGTGTTGAGGATCGACCCAAGCTTACTTGCTTCGGTTGTTACACCGCTAAGGTCTAACACAGGGGTAACCGTTGGATTAAACTCAGACATGTTGTCAAGAATGAATGTGATTCTTTCAGCAGCATTACTAAACTGAGACACTACGGTATCGGTGACATTCGACAAAGTAGACGTTATAGCATAATTGTCTAAACCAGAAACAAGAGAATCACTTATCCCAACACCAACTCTTGATCTTTCCCAAGGCAAGTGTGATGTAAACGAATCCCAAGCATTACCAGCCATATCTTGAATTGCATCAGCAATCCCACCAAAACCATCTCTAATAGCGTCGCCAAGAGCACGTAACATTGTACGAGCCAGACGACCCATAGCATCATTAAGGTCCTCGGCATGTGCATCAATAGAATCTGACAGATCATTTACCATACCAATAACGGTAGTAGCTGCAGCTTCGGTAATCTGATGCGCCGCTGAACGAATACCCTCGATGAACTTAATGATGATGTTAACGCCAGCTTGAATGATACGACCAATGTTCGAAGCAATACCATTCATAAAGCTAACTATGAGGGTAACGCCTGCAGCGATAACACCGCCCATGTTTGCTGCGATACCGTTTAAGAAGTTAATGATTAAAGTAGCGCCAGCTGTGACAATGCCACCAATATTTTGTGCAAGCCCAGTAAGGAATGTCGCTATAAACTCAGCCGCTGTTGCAATCACCTCTGGAAGATGCTCAGTTAACCCCTGAAGGAATGACACAACCAGAGTCGCTGCAGAAGCAATTAAAGCAGGAAGCTGAATAGCTAACCCATCCATAAAGGCGATCATGAACATAACCGCTGCTTCAACAATCTGTGGGATGGCAACGGTAAGGCCTGTTATGAATGCAACTATTGTTTCGCCGGCAGCAACCATAATTTCAGGTAACTTCTCTGTTAAAGCCTGAAGGAAAGCTATAATTACTTCAGCAGCAGCGATGACAACGTTAGGTATAGCTTGACGTAAGCCTTGCAGGAATGACACGATAAGCATACCAGCGGCCTGAACAATAGCAGGAACTTGCCCTGCTAATGCCACTAAGAATGCTGTAATAATCTCACCAACAACAGTCACAAGCTGCCCAATGTTATTACGGACGCCTGTAAGGAACAGAATAAGCATGTTGAACCCGGCCTCAATAAGCATTGGTCCTTGTGCGGACAATACGCTTAAGAAGGTCTCGATCAAGACGATTACCGCTTCGCCCCATTGGGGGATAACTTCCTTAATGGCATCAATAACTGCCCCAAGCAGAACAACAAGCCCAGAGATGATTTCGGGCGAACCCTTAACTAAGCCGTCCAAATATGCTAAGGTCATTTCAGCAAGAGCCGCGCCAAGCATCGGTAACAGCGCAATTATGGCCATACCAATAGCTACCATAACTGCAACAGCACCAAGTCCAGCAGCAGCAAATGCTGCCATAGCAGTGGCTGCCATTAATGCTCCGGCGCCAAATAAAGCAACACCAAGGCCTAATGACATGAGCGCAACGCTAAGAAGCACTAAAGATGGAATTGCTACAGTAATGATTAATGCCGCAGACCCCAGAATAAGTAAAGCTAATCCTATAGCCGCGGCACCGGAAGCAACCTTGCCAAACCCAAGCTTCGAAAATGCTTCAATTGCATCAGCAGTAAGCATGAGTCCAAAGGCCATCGGAATAAGCGCTATGCCTAACCCTATAAGCGAAGGAATAACCGGCGTTAATGCAGCAGCCCCTAAGCCTAACACAAGAATTGCGGCAGCAATCCCAAGAAGCCCAAATGCTAAGTCGGCCCAACCTAAATCAGAAAACTCTTCAATAGCTCGAGCCATTACAATAAGGCCGCCTGCGACGACGACCATTGCTAATGCCCCGCCAATAGAGCCGTTCATACTATTAGCTGCTAAAGACATTGCAAGTAATGCGCCGGCGATACCAAAGAGGCCACGGGCAATTTCTTCCCAACCCAACGAGCCGATTCGTTCAATAGCAACACTAACCACAACTAAAGCTGCACTTATAAGAAGTAAGGAAAGGCCCGCTTGAGCTAATGTGGCCGCATCCATTTGACTTAAAGCTATAGCTACTGCAGCCATAACTCCAGCAATACCAAAGAGTCCTCTAGCAATATACTCCCACCCTAAAGCGCCCATTCGTTCAACAGCAAAGCTCATAATTATTAAAGCTCCACTAATAAGAATTAACGCCATACCAGCTTCCGCTAGAGTTTGTGGGTCCATGTTTTTTAATGCAACGGTAACAATGATTAAGCCTGCAGCAATACCGGCAAGCCCTCGAACCATAACCGCCCAAGGCATTTCGCCGAAACGCAATACCGCTTCTGCGATAACATTAAGGCCAGCACCAACAAAGAATAACTTAAGACCCTTATTATTCATATCTTGCATGCCCTCAGAATTCAAGAATATAGCAAGACTAGTTAAGACAATGCCTAACCCGAATAAACCCTTAAGTAATTCTGTTATTGACAATGAGCCTAATTGTTTAACAGCTAGACCCATAAGCATGAGTGCCCCAGCAAGTAAAGCAATTTTTACACTTGCTTTACCTAAACCTTCAGTAACATCGTCTTTGGTTAAAGGTTCAATAGCAAGGCTTAATATGGCAAGAATTCCAATAATACCAACAAGCCCGGTAAGTAACTCCTCGGCCTTTAAACCTGACATTATTTTAACAGCAAAGGCCATCGCAATCAAAGCGATCCCAAGCTTGATCAGACCCCCAGCAAGCGTGTTTAGTTTTTCTGCTTCTTCATCATCAGCTATCTTATTAAGCGCCCAGAACGCGCCAATGAGTTCAAACATACTAACACTTACTGCGCCAAGAGCTCTAGCTAAGGCTGCCGAATCGATAAGTGATAATACCACAAGAGATATAGTAAGTAGTGCAATGGCTTTAGCAATCTTTAACAAAGCATCAGACTTGGTCTCTTCACCAAATCGGTTGAACGCATCAGTAGCACCACCAAGTAGATCCCTAAGGTGGTCTACCAAACCACCAGTCATAGCGTTAATTACGCCGCCATCCACAAACTTCTTGAACATCACGACAAGTCCGCCAAGAAGTCCAACGTTAATTAAGTCGAGAATGGTTGAAAAGTCTCCGCCCTCAAACGCTTTCTTAATTTGATCGAAGAGTTTCCCACCAATATCTTTGAGAAAGTTCCAAACCGACTCAAACGCATTAATCACCCCAGAAAGCTTTTCGATGACCCAATCCCAAGCGTCGCCAAGAGTGTTTGCAGTTTCACCCATGCTTTCAAGTCTGTTTGAGACTCTTTCTGACCCAACACTAACAGAATCGAAACCACCAAACAAACTTTTTATAGCATCGACTAACCCAGATATGGCTGAGGTGACAAACCCGAGAACCGATGAAAAGTCAAGCTTTCCAACAAACACACTAATGGCAGCGCCAACTGTTCTAAAGAAATCAGTTATCCGGCCACCACCAACGAGGAAGTCATTAAGCGCAACTAATGCATCACCAATCTTTGCCGTGAATCCTAAGAAGCCTCCAGCAACACCAGGAAGAACTGCGCCAATAAGGCCAAAGACATTCTTTAAAATGTTACCAACAATCGAGAACACTGCAAAGACGCCGGCAAAGGTTCGCTTTAAGTTTTCGGCCGTTTCATCACTTAGCTTAAGCCCTTTAGTAAACTGCTTAAACTGCTTCACCAACTCCGTGACTCGGTGAATAGTCGGCGTGGGAAATATCTCTGAGAATGCTTCTTGAATGGGACCAAGAACAGACTTAAGTGCACGCCATAAGTTGGTAAATATCTTATCTACCTGTGGTCCAATTTTACTAATAAGTCGAGTAAACTTGGTGAAGTCGATGTCCTGAAGAAAGGTAGCAACCTTAATGCCGAACACAAATACTAAGCGCTTATATGCATCAATGAGAGGCATAAGTGACTCATGAACGCTATCAATGACGGGGGCCAGCGTATTAAATATAACTCGAAGCCCAGCAAAAGTTGGCGTTGCAACTTCTGCACCAAGACGAGAGAACGCGGCTTTAAGGTTGGCTAACGAGCCTGTGTAAGTTTCATTAGCTTTAGTCGCATGCTCTCCGAAAGCAGCGTCGACCATTGCGGCAAACCGTGGGAAGTCAATCTCTCCCCGACTAACCATGTCTCTAACAGCAACCTCAGTTGTACCCATCTGTTCGGCCAAAGCAGCCGCCATGTTAATTCCTCGAGTTGAGAAACTAAACAAACCGGCGCCAGTAAGCTTACCCTGACCAGCCATTGAGGTAAATATGTTTCCAATGTCTGCAAAGGAAGAGCCAGTTAATGCAGCCACACCAGCAACACCTCGAAGTGAGCCCGTCATAGCATCGCCAGCTTGAATTCCTGACGCACCAAACTGAGCTGCTACGGTAGCTGCTTCATCTAAGCCGTAAGCAGTGCCTCTAACTGCGTCTAGGGCGCTCTGCATAGAAGCTTCAACATCTTGACCAAGGCCCTTGAACTGGAACTTAGCCTGCTCAATAGCTAATGATCTCTTGACGCCACCTTGAATAATTGGGTCAATGAGCGCCGAAGCCATTCGGCTACCAGCACTAATAGCTGTCTGTGTAAGACTCTGAATAGCGGTAAAGCCCACCGCGCCAAGTGCTGAGAACTTACTGTTAATGTCATCAACAGCAGCGCCAATGTTGTCCAGACTAAACCCACTAGCAGCATCTTTAAGCTGTGCGAATGGGTCTTTTGAGGATGAGAAATCTAAAGATCCTTTTAGATCCTCGAGGCCCGATAAAGTACTAGCTATAGCACTTTCAAAACCAGCATTATCAAACGTTATAGATACTACTCTGTTTTCAATACTACTCATCGTCTCACCTCCTTCGTTAGATCAGCTAAAATTTGCTCAAACACATCTTCGACAGCCGGATTAATGTAATCGGTTCCAGCCACATAACCGCCAGTGCCAGTTCCGTGTCCATACTGAAGAATGACAGCAATTGGCACCCCGTCAACAACATTAGTGTTATACCAATCGATTTGATATTGTTTACCATTATTGGTTATAGAATATGACCAGCCTCTTGCCGTTTCGCCAGTGTCTGATGGCGTGGCCAAGGCTAAGGCGTCAACGCCTATTTGGCCGTAACGATCTAGAATTCTATAGATGTCCCCATTTAGCAAACGATCTAACCAGGCTTCAGTTTTGCTCCAGGTCCCGCTAGTTTTTACATTGAGCATAACGACTCCCATTTTGATTGTTTAACTAAACTTTAAGTTAAGCCATTTGGTAATGAAAAGCGTAATGAACGTTTTGTACTTTGATCGTTCCGCCAGACCGATCTGGATAACTATGCGACAAGAACAAACCACCATCCATAGCACCAATGCCCTTTTTTAGGTCTGGCTCATTGCCATCTAAGTGTAATACTCCCGTACAGTGAGTAAAGGTATTTGTTCCAGCACTAACAACACCAATTGGGGTAAACCCCTCTGGGTCGTAATTAACGCCATACTCAGGTAAGCGCATCTGATAATAGCCGTTACCCTGGGTTTGTCCAGTACCATTCCATCGGACAGTAGCCCCGCCAGTTACTCTACCTTTAAGGTCTACCATGTAGTACCCCTCTTCAATAGGAGAACTGCCAAGATCTGGGGGAGTTGACCCAAACTTACAAGTTACCGTTGGGGAGAATGTCTGCCAACCAAGTTCGGAGGTTTCAAGGTGACCATCAGCAACCCAAGAATCTGTCCCCACTTTGATCAGGTTAACAACCGCCCCAACACCAAGAAGAGTTAACACATAAGGAGCAACAACGGCAACCGTTACTCCGCCGGCGTAAGTTATGTTAACGTCACCAGCCCCACCCTGAACGATCGTGATTTTCGTTCCAATTGGGAAGTTAACGCCTCCAACACCAGAACTAAGAGGGACCACTACGTTTGTTGCCGAAGCTGAATACATCATTACGATGTTGTTAGCATCGCTAAGTGCCAACGTGTATGTAGCAATCTGCATTGCAAGTGACGAAGCGTTTAGAAAAGTAGCCCAAGCCACATCATAGTTAGTAGCTGAGAGTTTAACTAATGCTTGACCAGTAGTCCCACCAGAAGGAATCGATACGCCCGTTGGCCCAGGATCGCCTTCTGGGCCGCGAACGTTTCCAGCATTTATAGTTGACCCATCAAACCTTGATAGGATTAAGTCATCACCAACAACTTCGCCGTCAACAATAGAGGCAGCTTCAATAGCTTCGCCTCTTGCTGCGGTTATTCCGGTAACAGTAGTCATCTAATACTCCTTAAGAAGAAGAGATGGTATAGGTATCAGCGTCAATAATTAACGCATTAGCATTCACAATCTCAAACGTTGTGGCTGATGTCATAGAAATATGATCGCTTGGCCCTATTGCAGTCCAAGTACCATCTCCATTATCAAGTATTGTTATAACTGAATATGCTGATAATTCAGTGAATAGATCTGACAACGGTAGTAAGCTTCCATCTACAAGGTCTGTCCCATAGAGAAGTTCCTCTAAATGAGCCATTGCACCAGGATTGGTATACCTTGAATCAAATATAGCATGTGCCGTAGCTTGATACCCAGGCACATCTTCTGGTATGCTATTAACGTCCCATGTAAATTCCATAGCACTTTTATCGGAGACAGTATCATAGCCTAATGGGCCAGGTTTTGCCGTCAAGTTGTATAGAATATGAATTTGATAACCAAAATCAAGTCCATCAACATCGTTACCAACAAGGGTCTGGTATGACATACTAAAGTTCTTAGTGGCTTGCTCAGTAAAATATAAACCCTGTATGTATTGGTTTGTAACCATTCCCATATAGAGGATGAACTCATCCGGGTAAGTGAATGCTGTAATTGTTGCAGCAAATTCCCCCGGGGAAGTTACATCAAGAACTTTTACCCCATCAAAATATACCGCTTCTGACTTATCATCAAACGATTCGGACACAGAGATAAGACCATTCCAAGGAACTGGGCTACCATCTTCTAAATATAAAACACCCTTGCTAACGCCAGCTTCATACAGACGATCCCCAACAGTATCCCAAGTGATTTTAGTCATAAGTCTCCTAACTCACAAATATAGTAACTAATTCTGACTGGGTTGGAAAATCTGGAGTAGTTATGTCTGTCCCATACAACGTGTCTTCAACAACAGCTAACACAGCGGGATCTGTCACTGTAGAATCCACTATCACGTGTGCTGTTGTACGACCACCAGTTAAGTTTGGCGGAGTAGCAGTTATAGTCCACTTACGACGAGTAACTTTAACGGTATCGTTTAGAGTTTCATACTCTAGGTTTGTTGGGACAGCCACCGCATTGTATACAAAGTGAATTAAGTATCCACTTTCACCAACTAACGTTTTATACGAAAAGTTAAACCTTGTTGGCTGCTGTCCTGTTATGAAACAGCCAGGCATTATTTCTCGTATCCCTATGGCACTAAGAAACTCATAAGGAAACGAATAGGCTGAAACATTACATTGGTAAAAACCACCAAACCTTAAGTTTGAGTACGTTTTACCTTCAAAAGCAGCAGTTAGTTCGCCAACATCAACATCTTTTTCGTCAACCGATACAAGCCCATTCCATGGAACTATGAGCCCCGTTTCTGGAGAATGTAACAAACCACCTTCTACTCCAGAAAAGTAGTTAGGTGCATTAAGGCCCCAAACTAATTTAGTCATAGTATTCCTTATCCGGTGGTGTTATACATCGCTTTTCTTTGCGCATTCAACTCTCGGTTTCTTTCGGCAATCTGCCTCGCGCTCATCTTCTTAGGCGGAGAATTCTTGATGCCGCAAACACGAATTAGTGAGAACAACCTGTTTAGGTGCCAATACTGGCATTCAAATGGAATGTTTAAGGCAACCATCCAGTAGTAGATTAATTCTGACGTAATCGTTTCGCCCATACCAGAGTTTTTCTGATGCTCAGAGAAAGTTGTTGCTGATTGTTTTGTGTCGATGTAGTCGTTTATCTCTTGGATGTTTTCACGACTCAAACGCAAATATACTTCTGGAGCGACATCTTCAGTTAGTACCATACATTTAAGGTACTCAAAGACTTCTTCTTTAGTTTTTTCGCCCCTTCCTAAAAAGGGCTTTTCAAATTTTGACTCCCATTTTGACAGGGAGATCAAAGAATGCTCAAGCTGTAAAACGACATCCCCAACAGTCGTAAACTCGTTGGTAATTTCATCATACAACTCATCACCAATCACTGTAATAGTAAGCATTCTTTGATCTCCTTCTGTCTAAATGAACTACGCGTCCCGCTTGAACGTCCAGCTGGTATCCGACTCTTCGCTAAGAACATAACCGCTAGAGGCAAATGCCCGAATGATAAGCGAAGCTCCAGCCACACCAATGGTAACTGTGCCAGCAGCGACAACGGCGTTCGTATCAGCACGACGGTAAGTCACACCGGTAACCGAAGGAATAGTGATTACGCCAGTTGCCGGCACGAAGGTCGGGGTAACGGTAACGGCCTCGACCGGAGCACCAGCACTAAGAATGGTGTAAATCTCATCAGGAAGAGGCAGACGGGCATCGCTACCTGCGGTGCCGTAAAGCTCATCCTCGAGAGCAGCCAGAGCGTCGGAGTCAACCTGAGTGGAATCAACCACAACAAGCGCCGTCGGACGAGAGCCAACAAGAACGACCGGAGTGGTCGAGAACGCCCAGCTGAAAGTAATAGCCTCAGGCGTGTCGTTAATCGTGGCGTAAGCCTTCTCCGAAGGAGCCGCAAGCGCACCATAAATCATGTGAAGCTTGTAGCCATAGTCATCAGCCTCAACATCATTACCAAGCTTAGTCCGGTAACAAAGACCAAACGGAGAACGCGCCTGCTGAGACAGGAACATACCCGGAAGAGGCTCCGTAGTGCCATCACAAACCCCAAACTCATCGGGGTACATGAAAGCCTCAATCGTACCCGCAAACTCCTCACGAGAGAGAAGGTTGAGGTACTTGATGTTGTCGGCGTACTGAGCGTTAGGCTCGGCACCAGAAGGCGACTCCGTGACGGAAGTAATACCGTTCCACGGGACACCAAGGTCATAAACGCCATTGGTCGGGATGTAGAGAACCGCCTGGTCAACACCAGTTTCATACAGGCGATCGCCGGTCTGATCCCACTGAAGTACAGTCATATCATTCCTCCTTAGAAGAAGATTTTAAAGGTATCATGGTTAAGTTTGTCTGCTGTAAAAAATCGATCAAAGATGCATCTAGGGAGTGACGCCACTTTATCAGGAATCTCACTATCTGGATCTGGGTCTATGACCGTAATCAGATAACGCTTGGTGTGTTTATATGGCTTGTCGTCTGCAAATATAGTTCTCGCAGTATCTCGTTTATAGATGATACATGGATAAACTAACTTTAAAGACTCCGGCGGTTGAAAATATACATTAGGCGTACCACAGGTTAGTAACAGGGCTTGTAACTCTAATCGTGTACCCATTTACGGCTCCTCTGGTTCTGGAATATAAACAGGCCCATTGTAAACTTCACCAAGGGTGAGCAGCAGGCGAGGACTCTTGACTTCCACGGATGTAACCGTCCAAAGAGTCCCCGCCCACTGAATATACCTAATCGAACTGAAATTGTTATTAGCATACTCATCCGCAACTATACTAATAGAGTTCGACACAGATATGTTATCGTTAAGACTATCACCTTCGTTTACTTTGCTAATGTTACGATTAACATCACCATAATATGGAAGTTCGACAATCTCATCAACCCAAACGCCAGATCCAGCAGAAGTTTCTACAGAAGTACCATAACCGATATTACCATAGAACTTAGGCATTAGATCTGACTCCCTTACGCTTATGCGTGGTTGCGGTAGAAGGTCCAGCGCTCATCGTCACTGGTGGCGAAGTAGTAGCCAGCCGCAGGCTCAGCCGTAATCGTGACCGAGGTACCGGCCGGGATTGCAGCGTAAGGCGAGCCAGCCGCGTTCACCACGGTGTCACCATTCTTGTACACAACGTGAGCCGTGTTGACAATGGTGAGGACACCAGTCTCAGGATCGAACGTCGGCATAGTAGGCGTCACCAGAACATCGGCACCGTCAACCTTCTTGACCACGATGGCCGACTTGAGACGCGTCAGGGCGCCACAAGCACGGGCCTCCATGAGGTACTTCAGCTTGTTGTAATCGATGTCGAAGTCATCAAACATGTTGACCTCGCCACCCTTGTCAGTACCGAAGGAGTAGTCCACCATGTTGACCAGGATGCACACGATCTCGGGAGTCTCCTCCAGAACCTCAACCGGAACAATCTCAGCCACGCGAAGCTCGGTGGCAAGATCAGACAGGTTGGTGTACAGACGACGACCAACGGCATCCTTAAGCAGCAGGAACCGAGCAATCATGGTCTCAGAGGTGAACATGGTCGGAAGACCACTACCCTTGTACGCCTTGCGGTTCAGCACAATGGCATCGATGACTTCCTGAACGCTAGAGCTAGCGTCATCCAGGTTGACGTTGATGGTCGTGGTGTAAAGCTCGTTGTCGTACGCAATGGGACGGATGTTGCCTTCCTGAATCTTGTCCTCATGCGAAATATCGCGACCGTCACCCACCAGGGCAGCGCGAGCAATTTCCTCGTCCATCATGATACGCATCTCAGCCTTGAGCCAAGTAATGACGTCAATCTCCGTGATGTCGACAACGTCGTCACGGTCAAGCGACTGCTTCTTGTACACAGTCTGAGGAGTCGTGATTCGGTGAGTAAGCGAGAAGTACTCGTCCTTCTTCATCGCACCGGTGACATAACCCTTGGCCCGAGCCTCGTCCATGGTAATATCCGCAGACAGGGTCTTGATCCGAGCAAACGGGGTCTTGCTGGCGCCGCCAAGCACCTTGGCAACCCACTCCATACGACGGCTAAGGAACTCCGGCGTGTTGGTGATGTTCTGAGCATCCGGGAAAAGCACATCGATGTTGTCGATGCCGTGCGAAATAACATACTCTTCGAATGCGTGCTTGAGCGAACCCATGCGCTTGGCCGAGGCCACAATCTGACCGAGGTCGTCATGGCTCAGCGAAGTGCCATTGTCAGCCCCACCCGCAGTCCTATCGAAAACGTTGCTGCTCATGGTGTTTCCTTTCTTGGTTAAGTTGCCGTGTTCGGCGATGTCTGTATCATCTTCATCAGCACCATCGTCGTCGCCACCATCAGCGTCGTCTTCGGCACCATCTTCAGCACCAGAGTCGGTGCCCTCACCATCTTCATCAGTACCATCGTCGTCGCCATCAGCGTCGTCTTCGGTATCATCATCTAAATCGCTATGCGCAGCTGAGTCAGAAAGCTCAGCCTTAGTGGCAGAGATTGCCTCACCAATCAGGTGGTACAAAACACCCTGCTGATCGTCATCCATCGTGTTGATGACATCCTGAATGGTCTCACCAGCATCGTCGGACTTATCAGAAGAATCATCCGCATGCGCAAGCTCAATCTCAAGCCCAGTGCGAATGATCGCCTCATCATCAAGGGTTTCGTAATCATCATCACCGTGACGAATAGTGACATTCTCAATGAGTGCGCCAGGATTAGCCCCCGAAAGAACTAAGCTAACTTCACGAATGACACCGTGCGTAACACGCTTAGACGACTCAACCAGGTTGTTCGCCCAAATCGAGAGCATAGTGATGTCTTTGTGATCGACCAGCTCAGCAGCATGCTTAGCCTTAGCCGACTTATTGAAATATGCGTAGGTGTAAACGCCATCCGGGCGGTTCTCAAGAATCGCATGCCCAAGAACATTCTCCGGGTCCTTGTGCCCATGCTGCCAAACAAGCGGCACCTGAACCTGGTCCTGATGCTTAAACGCGTCGGGCATAATGACTCGCCCATCCGAACACTTAAGACCAGCCTTAGTGGCGTAACCAGAAAAATCTGCTTCCATTTTGACTGTTTCCTTTCTAGATGGTTAACAAGTTAAGTTTTGCCAAGATCAACTTGGCGGATCGTTAGTTGAACTGTCAGGATTACCCTTTGGTTCGTCGGGAGGGGGACTTGGTTCTTGTGAGGCATTAGATTCTGGCATGTTGCTGTTGGCTAACATGTCGGCGTTAGGATCAGAAGATGGAGCTATCCCCATAAAGTCTCTAATCTCGTTAGGAGTAAGAATCTCGTTACGAGAGAACACGTCAGCCACTTCAGCCATAACAGCTATAGGGACTAACTTGAACGGGTTCTTATAGTACCTGATGCGTTCCCCACGTTTAATACCAAGTGCCCCAAGAAAAGCCCGTTGCATGGCTTCTCGAACGGCATCAACAATAGGCTCTACCGTTCTATTGTGATAGTTCAACATGACTTTTTCATCAGCTGTGCCCGACATGACATCTTCGGTGATGCCTAATTGCGAGTACAACAGCTGGGTCAAGTACTCAACTTGTTTTAACAACTGATTGTCAACAGATCGGTTAAGCTGGATAATCTTTTCTGTTCCATCTGCATAAGCAACGCCATACTGACTATCTTTGAGTTGGAACTCAAGATCTTCACGACGCTTTTCTGCTCTAGCTTGTTGAGTTTCAGACTTAACTGCATATGGAAGTTGAATGATCATGTCAAGACGCCCCGCAGAGGCGTCAACATCATCTAAAACACTTAACTTACGAGTAAGTCTATCTAACGTTGAGTTTGGTTCATTCATTACTGAGAATAATGGGTTCTCGACAATTGCAACGTGTCGCTTCTCAATAATGATCTCTTGAAACTCACCAACACGTTCGTTATAAAGGCGAACCTTTACGTGGTGATGATAAAACTGAAGAATTTCCCCAACACGCATTGTAAAGATCTCAAAGTTATCGTTATCTCTTGGATCTTCGCTTGTGTCAACCGGAACAATAGCAGCAGAACCCTTGTCTAAAAGAGTAGTGACTATGTCCTGGCGAAATGCTCTAGGGCCCTGGTCGATGTTCGGCTCAAGCTCAAAACACAAGTTGAGGCGACTATCAATATCGTCTAAGTATCGCTTTTTATCGTCAATCTTTACATGCCGAAGATCAATAGACGCAACATCCATACTAAGTCTTGTGTAGACAGAGTTAATGATGGAACGTTCATTAGAATATCGACGGCGAGGCCGATCTTGTCGATACGATGAACTAGGCCCTAACGTATAGTCATTAGCTGGTGGCGACTGATCATACGATAAAAATGCATTTAAAACCTTTTTAATCTGTGTCATGACCGCCATTAAGCCTCACCTCCTTAGGGTTCGTTAAATATAACTTTAGTTACGGGTTAGCCCTGAATGAAAAACCTGAGACTAAGTAAATATGCGCAGGAAGTGGATCTTCAAACGCAAACGTTGACGGTGATGGCGCCATAACTTCTCCAGTAGCACTAATCATAAGAACCGTATATTCTGGAGCCGTCGCAAATGTGGTCCAAATACCACCACGAATAGCTAATGAGTCTGGACGATGATCTTCCGGCAATGTAAATATAGGAGTACTAAAACCGCCAAGATAATCTGCAACCACCACTTCAGTATAAACTTCTACCCATACCGTTCCAGTAGGATCTTTATAGTATCTAGGCGCCGGGGCATTGCCATAGGCCGAACCCATTTCGTCCCAACCCGTTAACAAAGTAGGTTCTGCCCAAGGAGGAACAGTAGCATCAACAACGAGCAACGGCGAACCATCGTCATTGAAAAATGCCATTCGCTCAGTACTAAGATTTCGGTCCATAGTTGGCTGAGTTGCAACTACGACCTGCTTGTTCGACTGATCAGGCATAATATATCCTTTGGGTTAGGTTTACGGAGTCTCTAAAGCTTCAATGCGCGCCTCAAACTTAGCAATGGCCTCGTTAAGAGTGTCGGTAGCCAGAATATCCCCAGTAACGGGAACATACCCCGTAAGAAGAATGTTATCGCCAGTCTGAAGCTGAAGCGTAGCCAAATCAACGGGCGTCCCGTCAGCATTAAAAAGCGCAAGAGGCTCCAAAACCTTAGAAGTATCAACAGCAGCCTGATCGGTTAGAACAGCTTGCTTTGTAGTCGTATCCTGCATAGTTAAACCCTTTCGGTTTAGTCAAAAGCTTCTTTGTTTAGTTTGTATGCAACATAAGCATCCATCATAGCAGACACGTTATCGATCTTTTCTTCGTGTCGTTTCTTCATTAGCTTACGGTTACCATTAGTATCCTCTAACGTGACAGCATTCCCCATAGCAAAGCTCATCAACGCTTGATCAAAGATCAAGTGTCGTTCTTCACTAAGGTTCTTTAGCTCACCAAGAGGAACTGACTCTGTTCTTGCTCCCTGAATGACTTTCTCAATACCAAAGGACCCGTTCTCCGCTTCCCAGCGAGTAACAAACTCTTTGGCGTTGTATGGGTCGAACCCTAAACAACGAACATCATACTCTTGGCCAGGTTTCATGATGAAAGCATCTAAGTCATCATAGACTTCCATGGTGTCTAAGATAGTCCCATCTAACACAATCAAACTACCCTCATTCATAAACTCTTGATACTTAGTTCGCATAGCTCCAGGGAGCCTATCTAGAGTTAGTGATGTTATGTAGCTTCGTGTCTTGACTCCAAACGCGCCATTACCCAGAGGAAACAGGAAAGTAAACGCACAGAAGTCATCACCTTGTGATAAGTCAGCCCCAAGAGCGCAAGGCATGTTCCAAAACTCAATACTACGATGCGGTATAGTCTCTTCGTAGCTGAAGAAGTAAGTGTACCCCTCCATTGGGATTCCAAACCGCTTTGCCAGAATATCATTACGTGATGCAGGAGCTTTTTCAGCTCGTTCTACATCCAAATGGTATACATCGTAGGTTACAGTCTTACCAAGGTTTGGATTAGCCTTAATCCACATAGCAGGATCGGCAACTTCTGTAATGTCGTCCAACTTGTAGTGCCAGATCGAGATGTGTGGTGCTTGGTACTCGCCACGAAGTATAGAATTAAGTTCCATTTTGATTGTATCTCCAGAACCATTTCGAACGGTTCCTTCTGAACTTGTCGCAACAATCAAATAGTCATCTTGCTTCGAAGCACCCTGCTCAATTGCACCAATTACATCTTCTCTAAGGTCTCCAGACAACCACTCATCAACAGAAGCACACTTTGGTCTTAAACCCTGCAGTTTGTTGATGGCCATAGGTCTAATCTCGAGTAAAGACCCCGTTAAAAAGTTTTCAATACCCTTTTTAGTCGAGGCCAGCTTTACCCGGTTAGCCCTACTACCCGTGGTGTTCTGTAAAGATCCCTCAGTAAGGAACTTAAACAGTGGACCGCGGGACCTAACAATAGCCGTACGAATGGGAGAGAGTACCTCATCGGCCTGCTTCATGGTAGGAGCCGTTGTTATCTGGTGTGTGGTCGAGGTATCAACATTTAAGTAATAGCTCTGAATGCAGGAAGCATACATTGACTTAGCGGCGCCACGAGCAACAATCAGGTATTGTTTCGTGACTAACCGCTTCTTTATCATCTTCTGAACATAGGTTGCGGTCTTAGGGTCATAGACGCTTCTTTCTACAAAGTAGAACCAGCAGAAGATCTGTTCACCCCAAAGTTTGAACGTGTCTAACAGATGAAGATCCTCACCATCGGTAAGGGTCAACTCATACTCACAATACTTGATGAACCCATCCATAGCTTTATCGTCGTAATAAAACATTGGACTTTCGATTAATTCATCGATACGATTCATCTCTTGCGAGATTGGCTCATTAACTATGATCTCACCAGAAAGGACTTTGTCTCGGAACTGCCCATAGTAGATTGGTGTTGCTGTGTTTGAGAGTCCCAAGAGTCACCTCCTTAGATGATGACGGTTGCCTATGCTTGTTGTGCTGCTTTAGCGGCTTTACGAGCAGCTTTAGCAGCGTCTTTAATAGCTTTAGCCTGAACCTGTGCGTTAGCAACGCTTATAATTTCAGCAGCTTTCGCAGCAGCTTTAGCCTTCTCTTTCTTACCATCAAAGTACCACTTAATAGCAACAGTAAGCGCCGTAGTGGCGGCAGTCATAGCAGCTTTGGTGGCTAAAGGCCCAGCGTTCTGCTGAATCCAGGTCTTACCCTTTTCCTGCTGCGGGCCGGCAACCGTCTCTCGAAGCTGACGCTCAAGGTTGATTCGCTCAATAACCTGTTTAACCTCGTCATTACTAAGGTTAGACATCTGCTGCTCTTTGATGAAGCCCATCTTCTCGGGCTCTTTCTTTTGCTCGGGCTTAGGCGCAAGAATATTGTCAGCCTTGCGGTAACCCCAACGCATACCAAGAACACCAAAGTGCTCAAGAAACTCTTCGCCAATCTCTTGCGAATGCATGACTATAGGCTCCTCCGGAAGCTCTTCAATTCGAACAACTTTACCCTGCTTGTCAAATATAGCCTTCAGGTTGAAGGGCGCAATGGATTTGGTGTCGTTGACATCAGAAACGTTGGAATGCTGAGCAGTATCCTCAACAGACGTCGAAACGTCCACAACAGAGACGGTCGGCCAACGGTTGTCGAATGATGGGTTCAACCGAAACTGACGAGTGCCGCTATAGTTGGTAGGAAGTCGACGAGACGCCGCGTTGAGGTGGTCCTCAAAAGTCTTCTGAACCAACTGCATGTACTGCGCAGTAACCGGGTCGTTACGGTTGGTAAGATCCTTGTTACGGAACAAAGGTGCCTTGTTGATGTCATGAATATCTTTGTTGAAGCCCTTGATTGCTCGGTTAACTGCTCGAACATACTTACGTCGGCTAAGACCCTTAGTGACGGCTTTACGCTCAAACTTCTCGTCGGCCTTGGCGATAGCAAGAGCATCCTTGCGGTAACCCCAACGCATACCAAGAATGCCGTAGTGAGCAAGAAAATCTTCGGCATCAGATGACATTATCATCTCCTCATTCTCCAAAGTTAGCTCGCCATAATCAACTATTTGACCCGAGGCGTTAACAATAACTTTTCCAGTACAAAGAACGATTGGGTCTTCTACATTAGCATGAGACACAGAAAATGGTTTATCTGTTGGTTCTCCCATTGAAGATGTAACACGACGAGGCCTTCCCATAAACGAAAAGTTTCCATTTGGCGAGAGCGTCGCTGTTAAGTCCCAATACTGATCTCCAGAAGGTGACCTATACTGAGGTCCAACATAATCTGCAAGATCTTGTAGCAATTGACGATGCGCATTACGATAAGCTCTATCCCCTAAGTTTTTGCCAGGCATACTTGCGTTAATCGAAGCAGCTTTGTTTCGAAATTCTTTGCTTGCCAGAACCGTTTGAATATACCCATCAAGCGGCTTAATTCCGTCACGCTTCCAAGCTCTATCGGTTTTACCCTTACCCCAAGCTTGGTCTACTCGCTTATGCCCTGCGGTAGATCGATGCTTACGAATCTGCTTGTCCATATGGGATTCTTTGTCTTTACGGTGACCCCACTTCATACCAAGGACACCAAAGTGTTCGAGCATCTCTTTAGCAAGGTCAAGCTCTGATGTATGAGTACTCATGATAAAAGCCTTTCCTCTCTAGTTGATGCGAGACGCCACTCTAACTCTTTGATCTGATTCTTCATAGCATCTGTAGCGAACCCGGTGGCCGGAGGATCGAACATGCTTTTTACAACAAGTGGAACGTAAGCCTGAATATGATTCAACTGAGCATCATCTTCAACAAAGTCAGCCCATTCAGTACTAGCATCCTCAACAGTTAGTCCACCCTCAGGACCAAGACCAAGCTGCGTTAATGTTGCTAACGCCGAGTTGATGTACATCAAAATATCCTGGTCAAAGACAGTGTACGCCACATCAATGCCCAGAATCTTTTTAGTACTAGTTAGAATACTGAGCTCCATTGACCTACTCTCCTGTCGGCTCTAACGTGACACACGTCTCGAAAGGTAGAGACCCCTCGGTGTTTGACTCATTGTAAACGATGATCTGGTTCTGAATGACACTACATAAGTTAGCCACAATTACTTCTTGTCGCTTAATGGCTTCGCTGTTATCATCCAGTAGCTGCTCTCGTTGGTTAGAACTGTACAGAGACAGGATTACCAATAGCGCAATGGAGCATGACAAGACAATTAGCACGATAAGCTGCACAAACAAAGCTTTTACTTTTCTATGCTCTTCCTTACTCAAAGCCACTAATGATACTTTGATCTCGTCATTAGTCGGATGACTATCCTGTTTAGGTTCCGGATTCACTGTGTTTAGCCTCCAGGTTTCTAATCCTAGCCAAAAGGCTTTCTTCAGAAGCTCTACAGTTAGCGATAGCTTCCCCTAATCGTTTAACTTCAGCCTTCAAATAGTCACGGTCAGCCATAATATCATCAATTAGTGATGCTGAAGCCGTAGTTTTTGTCTGCTGGTGTGTTGCCCAAGTTGCGGCGATTATAGTTATGACCGTTCCAAATAACGTTAGCAACCCAGCAATGATTACTGCCGTGTTCGGTGACACAAGATTAACCCTCCCAGGTATTAAGAAAGAGCGTCAATCTTAGCCTGAAGGGCCTCAATCTCAGTCTGGATCTCAACAAGGCGAGCATCGTCTTCAACATCCTGCTCAGCGTTAACTTTGAGCATACTAAACAGTCGGCGCCAACGTCGCTTATCACGCTTGATCTCTCGCTGCTCAAGCTCAAGAATCCGAACATTGGTCGTAAAGAATGCTGCTGCCGCATCGGCGTCCATAACAAACTCTCCTTCAGTAGTTAAATATGCTGGTCGATGAACACTAACGATGCCCGATGACCACGAGCGAAAGTGTCGAATGACAGATCCGCCGTCACGGCTACCGGAGCCATTAGTGTTTCCTTCGATGGTGATTAGTCCGTCACCGCGGTTTGCTTCTACAATGCCAACGTGAGACGTACGCCCAATGAAATTGAAGAACAGAATATCTCCGGGCTGAGCCTCACGAATAGGAACCTCTCGACCCAGCGATCGGAACCAAGCCTCATGACTCGGCGTGTAGGCAAAGCGCCCAATCACATCGGCATTGCCGGAAGCCTGAGCACACCATGAAACGAACATGTCGCACCATGGCCCAACCATACCATACCAGTCAGAGTAAACGACTCGGTTAGAATATGGTGGATCTTCATGAGTTCCTAGTTGGCTTCTAGCTACATCAAGTAGGGCCTGGATACCGCTCATAATCATTCACCACCGATCCTGGGTTTTGTGGGAGATGGGAAGTCTTGATCGCATCTTCATCAGACTTTGGTCCGTTGTCGGTTTGCTCAAGAAGCTTGCCCTGCTCTTCATCGCTAAGTTCTGCTAGGTCAGCCATAAGGCCTCCTTTAGTTCTGTCACCATAACTTGGTATCGCCAGGCGTTCTCTCGACGTAAGTTGGCCGAGACAACTTTCCTGAGTAGTGAATATCGTTATGTGTTTGGATGGTGGTTGTGATCAAGTACTCTGGGTCTAAGATCCAGCTTTCTCCATGCAGAATATCATCGACGTTCATGGGGTTCATGTGATGTACTAGTAGCTCTGTCTGAATCTCCATACCAGGAATACCAAGGTCGCAACCATTGTCTCGAACAATCACATAGTCTCTAGCTGATCTCCACTCGTGAGAGCGGTAAAAGTTTTGATTGACTTGACGATCGAAACCAAAGGTTGCTTCTCCAACAACGCCAGAAA